CTAGCCATCTCGCTAAGCGGCACGCCGTTCCGCTCAAAGCTTGAGAAGGGATGGGGACAGCTCAACTGGCTCGCTCCGAGTGTGTTCAGTAGCTACTGGCGCTGGGCAGAGACTCACTTCGGTGTCGAAGACGGCCGGTACGGCAAGGTCGTCGGGAACGGCCATAAGGTTCTAGAGCCGCGCGACCAGGCAGCATGGGACCGTATGCTCCGGCCGTACTACCTGAAGCGCACGAAGACAGATGCCGCGCCAGACCTACCTCCTATCATGTACGCCGGCACGCCGATCGACCCGAAGGACGCAACAAGTCCGTGCTATGTCCAGCTCGATATGACGGCCGAGCAGTCGAAGGCATACTGGTCGATGGAGTCGCTTGCGGAAGCCCAGCTTGAGAGCGGCAAGATCACCGCGACGGGCGTACTTGCTGAGATCACCCGACTCCGGCAGTTCGCAACCGCGACGCATGTACACGGAACCGGACGACAGAACCTAGTACCGAAGCTTCCATCTAACAAGGTCGAATGGCTACTCGACTTCATCCAGGAACGCGAAGGCACCGGACAGAAGGTAGTCGTCGCCTCCAGCTTCTCCTCGATTGTCGAGCTAGCCGCCAAGGAGATCCGATCGGCACTCAGCATGGAAGTCCTGACGCTGACCGGCGCGACCTCCGACCGTGACCGTTCCGATCTCGTGGCGCGGTTCCAGGCAACGAGCGATCCGCTTCAGGTTGTGTGCCTCAACCGCGACGCGGGCGGTGAGTCCATCACCCTGGATGCGGCCGACGAGATGGTGATCCTTGATATGCCGTGGATCTCCGATCGCGACGAGCAACTGATGTCCCGAATCCACCGGGTTAGCAGGATTCATAATGTGACGATCTATCGGCTCGTGAGTACAGGAACGGTCGATCAATGGCTAGCGTCCCTGAATGAGGAGCAGCGTTCAGTAATCGCGACCGCTAGCCCCCGCAAGCTCAGCGAGATGATGAAGGCTGGTGTTGGAGCGTGACGAAACGCGAGAGGTACCTAGCCAGCCAGAAGCTATACAACCAGAGCGTGAAGGGGAAGGCACGCAACCGGAAGTATGAAGAGAAACACCCAGAACGCAAGCTGCGCTGGGAACCACAACATAAGGGGCGGTAGTGCTTCATCCGGCAATATGGTTTTTCGGGCTAATCGTTCTCGGCATAGTCGTGGGCGTATTCGTAGCGGCGGTGATGTGATGCCGACACCAACCGGCCTGCCGAAGGTAGGTGAAGTATGGGAACGGACCTGGAGCCTACCGCCCGACTGGAAACCGCAAACCATTCGGTTCGTCGTTCTCGAACGCGGGCGCGGTGACTATTGGTCACTTCGGGTGTACGTACCGGGGAAGGGCCGGCAACTGTGGGTCGATCCGGCTAACTGGTTCCGGCTCGGCCAGCTGAAGTATATCGGCCCGGCTGGCTCCAAGACAAAAGAAAAGCTAGGACTCGGGTGATGACAGAATTCGAACTCGACAACAAGTGGTATGAAGCGTTCGCCGACAGGGTACATGAATTCGGGAAGGCCTGGCCTGACCCACTCACCCCGGAAGAGTATGCCGAGTGCGAGCGCTACGCGGACTCAATCGTGCGCAGGCCCGCCGGTGAAATCAACCGGCCCGAACCTCCATCCTATACTTGCCCGCGGTGCGGGAAGGTATCTCATAGCTCAGACGACGTATTCGAGGGGTACTGTGGACACTGTCACGACTGGACGCGGGGTTAGGACTATTGCCGCCGAGCTGATGTCGGAGTACGGCTTCAGCGAGGACGATGCGTACTTCATCCTCAACTACACCGCCGCCGACAAAAAGCGGCCGAGTAAGGAATGGAAGCTCCGTAATGGTTTCATTACGATACGCTACCATGGACGCGCCAGGTTTACGCTCGAAGACCACAGGGAAACTGCCCGAAAAATTCCCGAGAGAAGGGTAGCCATCCACCCCCGGATGGCGTATACTCCGGAGGGTAAGGGAAATCCCGCAGCGACCCCCGTAAGAAGGGACACGCATATGCCACCTGCCAGGGGACGAAGGTCCGCCCCAGCTCCAGCCCCCGCTCCCGCGCCAGAGCCGGAAGAGAACGGCCAGGTCGACTACCAGAAGTATCTGGACAAGGAACTCTCGCCGACGATGACCGACTACGTGACGTGGTTCGAGGACAACGTCGCGCAGCTGGAGGATGTCCCGGTGGACAAGCTCCTGGTGCTCGGCAGCTCATTGTACCCGCACTTCCAGAAGTCCGACTTCAACATCACCCGCCGGGAAGCCCGCCGTGTCGAGCGCCAGCCAGAACCACCGGAGCCTGAGCCCGAGCCGGCAAAGCCCACTCGCGGTCGTCCGCGCGGCCGGGCAACGGCAGCCCCCGCGCCCGCCCCAACGCCGGCACCGCCCGCCCGGAGGGGACGCAGCCGCGCGCCGGCAAAGGCCGGTGTGGAGGCTCCCTACTAGACGTCAGGTCCGGTCTGCTTCCTTCCCCGCCCGGGAATCGGCAACCGGACCTGACCCTCGGGGTTTCGTGCCCTGAGCGTCTCAGACGGTAACAACCAATTCTTCCCCCGAGTCGGATGCCCGTCTGAGATGCTGAAGGTGCGAAGCGGGAGGCGTCGTGAACAATCTGCCGATTTTGAGAACGTCAGAGCGTGGTGCCTTCAAGCGCTGTGCCTTCCGCTGGTGGCTAGAGTACCGGAACGGCTATCGTCAGCGTTCGCCCCAAGCAGATGCCCTTTGGTTCGGAATCGGCGTTCATGAAGCCCTAGCGCAGTGGTATCAGAAGGGCAAGCGGCGCGGAGAACATCCGGCCGACTACTGGGAGCGCTGGTGCGGCGACGAGATCGCATTCGCCAAGACATACTTTGACGAGACGTTCGATGAGCCGATTTGGGTTGACGCCACCGAGCTAGGCATCTCGATGCTTGATGAGTATATCAACTACTACGGTCGCGATTCCGATTGGGAGATCATCTCAATCGAGCAGCCGTTCAAGGTCCGTATTATGCGTGACGGCACTCCTATTGCGTTCTTCTCCTCGCGCTGGGATGGCGTACTCCGCTACCTCGTAGACGGCAAGATATACCTACTTGAGAACAAGACCGCCGCCCAGATCTCAACCGCTTATCTTGAACTAGACGATCAGGCCGGTTCGTACTGGGCGGTCGCGTCACAGCTCCTACGAACCAAGGGAATCCTGAAGCCCGGCGAACATATCGAGGGGATCATCTACAACTTCCTGCGCAAGGCAAAGTTTGACGAGCGCCCGCAGGATGAGGAGGGTCAGCGCCTCAACAAGGACGGCTCCGTCTCCAAGAAACAACCGCCGCCTCTATTCGTACGCGAGATCAAAGAGCGCTCGCCCAAGGAGCAGGCTACTCAGCTGGCGCGGATAGCTGACGAGGTCGCCGTGATGAATGCCGTACGCAAAGGCACCATCCCAATCACCAAGACGCCGACGAAGGATTGCCCTCGCTGTCCGTTCTGGATCCCATGTACGCTTCACGAGCGTGGGAGTGCCGACGCCTACAAGGCCGTACTCAAGAACAACTTCAGGCAGATCGATCCCTACGAAGATATGAGGAAGAGTGCGTTATGCCGCCAACACGCGGCTTGCGCGGTGTCCGAGGAGTCCCGCGCCAGTCGGCTAAACAATCACGAGAAGCGCCGCTATCCATGATGGAAGCGGATGTCGAGATCACGACCGAAGACCTAGGTGAGTCCGGCAAGGATGCCCCGATCAACATCCTGATCCACGGGCCGTCTGGACACGGGAAGACCCTGCTCGCGGGCGGTGCGGCCGACGGCTCCCGCAACGTGGTATTCCTCTCTACTGAGACAGAGGGGATCGCCAGCGCCCGCGCGGTAGGCAGCCAGGCCAAGCTTTGGCGATGCCCGAGCTGGGAACACGCGGTCGCCGGAGTCAAGAAGGCAGAAGCCGAACTCGGAACCGGTGACTGGCTCGCGATCGACTCCGGCACCAAGATGCAGGAAATGTACATGCGGTGGATTCTCCAGCGCGAGAATGAGATCAATCCGCAGCGCGACCTTGACATCCCGGCGATCCAGAACCACCAGAAGTACCAGAACGGCTTCAAGCGCTGGGTCGACAGGATCATCGACGGGCCGTTCAGCGTCATCTTCATCACCACTAGCATGACCGCCGACGATGCCGAGGGTGAGGAGCGCATCATCCCTCACCTCCTGGGCAAGAAAGGCGAGATCTCTGACTACGTCAGCGCCCAGTTCTCCGTCGCGCTATACTATGCCGTGGCGCGGGAATCGAGGGATATGCGCGGGCCAATCCTACGCCGTGCGCTATGCCAGCCTATGCCGCCCTGGTACGCAAAGGACCGCTACATAGCTCTCGGCAAGTTCTGGAATGTCGAGGAAGGTAGCTACTTTGAGATGTCCCGCATGATCGAGGCGATCGAGAAGGCAAGAGGTGGGGAAGATGCCGCCGAGACGTCAGCACCGCGCCGAACCCGAACCACTAGTCGTACTGGTCGATCCCGATAGCCAATCGCGTATATGGCTATTCAAACACCTCCATAAGCGTCACCCCAACCTCCGCTTCCTAACGATTGGAGAACACGCAGCAGATCACCGGCTCCACCAACACTACCTAGATCACGAACACGAAGGAAAGTAACAGATGGTCAGGCTCAAGCCCGAAGAAACCGAAGACCTCAACGTCGCTGAACTCGATGCGATCGAGTACTCAACCGAGACGTTCGACAGCTACGATGGGGAAGTCCCGCCCAAGGACATCGAGCTGCTCGGCTACGTTCGCAAGATGTGGTGGACGCGGACGCAGAACGGCGACCCGATGCTCAAGATTCTCTGGCTCGCCGCCGAGAACACGGACGACCTGGAGGAGTACAACGGCTGCCCGTTCTGGCTCAACTACGCCCTGATCGGCGGCGCCAAGTTTCGATGGGCACCGTTCCTCGACAACTTCGGCATCACGCTCAAGGACGTCAAAACGAAGACCGACGTAGCCGACAAGGACGACCAGAACGGCGCGCCCATCAACAAGATCGCCAGGTTCCGGCCCGGCGAGGAATTCGATGAGGCCTGGTCCTACATCATCACCGACCGGGAACGGTACAACGGCGAGTGGAAGCCCGCCGTGAAGTCGTGGCTTACCCTCGATGAGGCAGAGGAGGATGCCGACGAGGCAGAGCCGGAGGATGAGGAGGACTACGAGGAGGAGGAAGCAGAAGAGCCGGAACCGGAGCCGGAACGCCCGACGCGCGGCAGAGGTCGTGCACCGGCCCGTAGCGCGCCTGACAAGCCCGCTCCCGCTCGCGGCGCTAGGGGTACCCGGTCGGCCCCCGCG